GCCCAACGCTCCTTGGGAATGTTGTAGATGTCGAAGGGGCCCGCCATCACCATTCGCAGCATGGCATAGCCCTCCGGCGAGCGCTGTTCGGGGTCTTCCTTGATGGCCTCGTCGTACACGAACAGGCACATGCCGTTCGCCAAAAGCCACCTCTCCACCATCCTCTCGTTTATGCCCTTGGGAAGGTTCTTCCATTCGAACACGGAAACCGCCAGGTCGTAAAGACGCCACATGTAGGACAGGTACGTCTCGTCGTTGAGCCAGTCGTTCTCACGCTGGACGGCGTTTCCAGCGACTTTCTTCGGCACCCTGCCGTCGGGAAGCCTGAATCCCTCGTACATTCCAGGGGTAAGCATTGCATGTCCTCTCAAACTATCGAATTGTCAAGCGCGTAGTTGCCCACGTCGTTCACGTGCCAGAAGGTGATGCCTCGATCGAACAGGCGGTTTATCTGCGCCAGCGTTCCGGCTGGAACCTTGCCGACAACGGAAGACCCGTTCGTCTTCACGTAGTTCCAAGACCTGCGGCCCACGACGTTGGGAACCTTGATTTCGCCAACGCTGTAGCCGTACATGGAAAAGTAGTCGTCTATGACCCTTGCTATCTCGGCGCGCGGCCTGTACACCCGAAACCAAGTCTGGTACATTCCCGAGTTCAAGGCCTGCGCGGATGACGATATGGTTCCCTTGAGGGTGTTCGGCGACAACGAAGCCTGTGCCAGACCTGCCTTGGCGTTCCTGTACTGGTTCTCCCATGCGGTTTCCGAATTCGCCAAGGCATTGGCCGAACTCGCCACGCCGCCTATGGCAGAACTCACGGCCCCGACGCCCGCACCGAGGGCAGCACCCCATCCGCCTCCTACGAGCGCTCCGCTCATTGCCCCGCCTACGGCTCCCTGGGCTATCGAGGCCATCACCGAATTGGCGTTCGTCTCCAAGTTCGTGGAAAACGAGTTCCGGCTGTTCGCAATGGATGCGCTCAGCTTCTCCCCGTAACCGCCGGAGTACATGTTGGCGAACGTCTGGTAAACCCATGTGACGGTAGGCCATGACGGGAGGGATATGCTCAGATCCTGTCCCTCTCCGCCCATCCCGTTATAGTCCATCGGATACAGGAACGGCGACGTGTCCGGTTCCCATGCCGACACCTCGCTGAAATTCAGGGTGGCGACAGAACCCCTTCCAAGCCCCTTCACGGAGGAAAAGTATTCCAGCGAATACTCCTGTTGCGAAATCGAGGTGGTTGCCACCAGCTTGGAGAATGGGTAGGTGAAAAGCTTGTTGTTCTTGGGAACGTACCCGTCGCAGTCGTCGAACGGCACCGTGAACGAGTGTTCCCGGACGGCAGCCGTGGAATCGACCCTGTTCTTGAGCCAGAACCCGAACCCGTCGTCCTTGTCGTACAGGCGGAACACCCCTCCCCATGAAACCATCCAGAACGGAACCATCCACGCATCGGCCACGGCGTCCTGCTGCCCGTTGTTCGACAGCGCCAGCATGAACGATTGGAAGTCAACCAGCGCGTCATGTCCTGACATGTTCGCGAACACGGAACGGGAAGACCCGGAATTTAGCAACCCGTACAAATCTCCCTTGTTGTTCACGTATCCGCTGGAAGTCGGTTCCACCACGCATGAAACCACGGTGACCCAGCTACCCTCATCCAGTATGTCCAGGCTCTGCTGCTTGAGCATTCCCGGGTTTATGCCCTCGTCCCTCAGATTCCTTCCTATGGAATCGTCGTTCACATGCTCCCTGTCCACCATGCACGCTTTCACGGTGCAGTCCGGAAACCACGTCTGCATGATGTCAAGGGAAAGGTGCAGCCTTGACGAGTTGGGATTGACGTATTCCACGTCCGTTATGAAGGAGTAGAACCACCTGTCACCGTAGTTCTCGTTCTTGAACATGCAGTAATTGTACCCGTACAAAGTCTCGGCATTGAACGGCACCACTATGGAATCGTCGACCCGCTGGTATGTGTAGTCCTCTCTCCTTAGCGACATGGGGCAGAGGGCGGCGAAATACTGTTGTTGGGCTTCCCTGTCGGAGAAGTACCTCACATGCCTGTACGACTGGTCGAAAGGAACAGTGCCTATGTAGACGTTGGTTGACGGTTGAAACGGCATGAAGACCTCCCGGATGCGAGGGACTTGGAACAGTCCCTCGCTCTCAGACTATTCGGACACGGTGATGGTGGCTGAAGCCGACTTCGTGGCGTCCGCAATGCTCGTTGCAGTCACGGTAAGCGTCGTGGCCGTCTCGTCCTTGGCGACGTGAACCTTGCCGGCGTCGGAGACGTAGGAGCCGGAAGATGCGTTTCCTGCAAGCGTCCATTGAACGCCCTTGTTGATCACGCCGGTTCCCTTCACGGTCGCCTCGATGGCCAGGTCTGCTCCCCTGGGAAGGGTGGCAGCCGTTGGCGAGACGGCGACGGCGGTGATGGACGAAGCCACGTCGGAAAACGCGACGGCCTGGTTGAACGGGCTGATGGAGAACGTCTTCCACACATGGTAGTTGTAGTTCCAGTACAGGCCCTTGCCGTTGTAGTTCTCCGTCATCTTCTCGAAGTTGTCCCAAACCTGCCAGAAGTCGCGGGAAGTGGTGATTGCCGGGACGCCTTGAAGAACCGTCACCTCGTCTTCCGTCCAGGGGGCAAACGACGGATCGGTGACGCCGTTCTCGTCGGTGAACAGGTCTTGCAAGCGCTGCCAATCCATGTCCACGAAGGAATCCACCGAGATCACGCGGCCAATGAAGTCCGCGTATTCGAGGTTGTACGCCACGGCCAGGACGTTCAAGTCCATGACGGCCTCGAACGATGCGGTGACGATGATGTACTGGTCTTCGATGTTCGTGTGCGTGGTCACGCCGGACATGGTGTATTTGTTGCTCTGGAATTCCAAGAGCCGCGCCGTCTGGCGGAACACCGTGGCAACGTCAACGGCGTTCTCCTTGGTGGCGCTGGGAATGGGCACCGACTGGACGTAGCCGTTGAGAATCGCGCGCGCCAGCATGTACTTCATGACCAGGTACTCGTCGGTCTGGGCCGAGGTGTACACGCTTTCCACAATTGCCGCTATCAGGTCTGAGATTCCCTGCCAGGACAGGAACGCCTGACGAAGCTGGTCGTCGGTGATGGTGATGGGGTAGTACTTCTGGAAGTTCATCGTGTGGAACGCCGCGCGCACGTCCGGGATGGTGCGCTTGAACACGTCCTGTTCGGCCTTGGAAGGGCTGAACTGGTACGGACGCGCCAGGTTCACGAAGATCTCTTCCACCGTCTCGCCGAACTCGAGGCGTCCCTTCTTGAACGCCGACCACGGATTGGTGTACATCTTGGACGAGATGATGACGAACCCGATACGGTTGACGAGCGCGTCCAGGTACGCGTTCGCGGCAGGCGTGTAGTTGAGGATGTAGTCCCCGATCTTGTGGATTGTCTCGGTGGTTCCCGAAATGCTGATGGTCCCGTCCCCGGCCTTCTCGATCACTCCGCGTGCAAGAAGCGGTTGTGCCAGTTCCGGGGTTTCCTCCATCAGCGCGGTGGTCACCGCCACCGGGTCGATCTTCGTTTTCGCCGGCACGGTGCTTGTCTTGGTAGGCATGTGTGTCCTCCTTTAGTTGATTCTATCGTCCCACAGCGCCGCGAAGCCTCGCGGGCGGGATTCCTTCCGAACGTCGGCCGCGTGGCGGCCGATGATGTCCTGGCGGTCGGTGATTCCCTCGCCGGAATCGAAGAACCTGTCCGCGTAGCGCTCCTTCCAGGAATCGCGGTCGGCAATCGCGTCGTCTCGCTCCGCCGCAAGACGGTCGCGCTCGGCCTCGAGGCCCGCATATGCGTCCCGGTTGCCCCACCTTTCGTCCAAATCCGCGGCGTCGCGGTCGATCTCGGCCGCCATTTCGAGGCGTCGTTCCTCGTCCGGCTCCATTGCCAGTTCGCGCAACGACGGTTCGTACCTGCTCGCCATCTGCATCCTCCTATTCGTGAATCGTGAAAACGTCCTCTACCAGTATTGTACCACCTTTCACGTCCTTCGGGCGCAACTTCCCCGCAAACTGACTGCCGAACGCGAAATTCTCCATCGTGACCCCTGAATGGCAACGCGACGGCATCCCGGCGCAATGCACGACCAGTTCCCCGCCTTCCTCGAAGCAGTAGGACTTGGCACGCAGCGCCTTGAACCTGTCGAACCGGTGCTCAAGCTTCCACATCCCAAGTTCCACGTCGTCCACTTCCATGCCGTCCGGCATTTCGGGGCCCAGGAAGTAGTTGGAATCCGTGTCCGAGTAGAGCCATCGATGCCTGTTCGCCTGCGCCGCACGCACGGTGAACGCGCGTGCATACGCGGTTATGAACGCACCGACGGGAAGGTAGACGGCCTCTTTTCGTTCCTCGTCCAGCAGCGCGTACTTCACCACCCCTTCGTCCAGATACGGCATGCGGGACTGCTTGACCGGATTGGTCGCCATCTTTCCGTAAAGGGAGTTAAGCTGAAGTTTCGCAATGGTTCGCATTCCAGGGTTTCCCTCCACCGTCGCCCTCTGCTTGACCTCCGTCCACTCCCTCACGTAATCCTTGAAAAGCAGCGTGGAACCCTTGAACTTGTAGCCCCTCACGTAGCGCACGTCATGAACGTCGTACTGCTCGAAAAGCATTTCCAAGTCCACCGACGTGAGGCACAGGGGCTGCAGACCGCCCGAATCCCTTATGTACTCCGTCTCTCCGAAAAGCCTGTTCCCCTTGAGTTGCATGCAGGGGATGTGACCTTCCTTCACCGTGAAGTCGGCTTCCAGAAACTGTATGTAAAGCGGCATTTCTGGGTCTTCTACGTAAGAGCCCTCATAGGCTTCAGGCTCCCCATACGGAAGCACTTCGCCATGCACCGAAGCCATCACGGAAGGATACAGCGAGTTCACGTCGAAAGACAGGCCTGGGCCGACGATCTTTCCCGCGAAATCAGGATTCGCCATCACGAACCCTCCCTTGTAGCACCCTCCCTTCCTCAGATCGAGGTCGTAGTCGGGCTCGGGGTACCAGTCCCGGAACCGCTTCTTCCCACCTATCGACTTCACGTAATGGTGGAACGCGTTCGACCCTGCGGTTATGCGCTTCATGTCCCTTTCGTACATTTCCTGCAAGGCCAAAGCCACTATCTTCACGTCGTTGGCTACGTATGCCCTTTCCTTGTCGGTCAGGACGTGTCCCGGTTCCCGGGCTTCCAGGTAGTCTATGTCCAATTTCTCGATTGACAGGCCGAACGCCTTTGGAATGGATGCGACCGGAAGGGGTATCACCTTGAGGGAGTCCAGTAACTCCACTGCAGCTACGGGGGTGAAGTAAAGCTTTATGCTGTAGAACTGACCCATGTCGCTTATAAGGGTCGTGAACGTCTTGTGTCTGGCATCGTCCTTTCCTGCAACCCACGTCCACCCGTTGGACAGAAGGTGGTGCAGCAAGAACTTTCCGTCGAACTTGAGGTTATGGAAATACACCCTCGAGCCCTCCACCGCCCTGCACCACGAAACGAACGATTCGATGTCGTTTCCGAAACTCACGTTCTCGGCGTCTCCGACCTCGCTTGCAGCCCATGCCCATACCCTGCAGTCGTCCGGATCTGCCGTGGTTTCGAAGTCAGCCGCATACGTCGGCACATTGCAAACCTCGCTTCCATCCCATAATCCACCGTCCCAAGTCAAGGCCCATATGTCTTTGTACTCCATCACACGGCCCCAACGTTCGTCCAGTAACCCAGTATTTTCTTCATCTTTGCTTCCCTTTCCTCCGGCCCGTAGATGTACGAGATGCTTGGGGAATCCTCGATGGCCTTGACGAGGGCCTCCCAATCGTCCTTCGCCATCGCCAGTATGGTTTCCTGGATACGTTCGATATCGGCATCATGCTCGGGAAAGCCTCCGAAAACGCTCCACAGGGCTTTCATGTAATTGGTATAGTAACGTCTAACCTGTTCCTCGTTGCTCATGTTGAGTAGACGCGATTGCGTCTCTATGAAACGCCTTATCGCCCCGGCTCCCAACGTTGACACCGGGCGTGTGTCCCTGGAAAGGGCAGCCT